ATCATTAGTAAATGTGCCTGGTGTAGGACTAGAATTAAATGTTACACTTTTCAGTCCACTTAATGTAGCACCAGTTGCAACTGTTGTTGTGCCGTGATTATATGGATTTCTTACTAATCCAACTCTACGAAAATCTTGAGCTACTACAAAGTCGCCTGAACCTTCTGCTCCAGCTAATGATACGTTAATCATTACATAAAAGGCGCCCAATTCCTTTAAAGCATCATATCCATGACCACCTTTTGGTCCAACCAATGGAGTTAATGCTCCATTTGAACCACCGCCTATACCTGAGATATTAGCAACATCTACCGTAGCATATGTATAACCACTACCCTGAGCTGTTACTGTAGCAGAAGCTAGAGCTCCGCCAGAAACTACTACTGTACATACTCCACTAGAACCGTCACCACGAATAGGTACTGATGTATATGTTCCATTTGTATACCCAGACCCAGCAGTTGTTACTGCGATATGTCTTATTTCACCATCTACTGCATTACTTGATACTGTAGACTGTGAACCGCCTGTTACTGTTCCCAATGTATCAACAACAGGCATAAAATCTGTAGACAAAAAGTTTGCTGTTTGAGTTGAAGTCATGGTGTACATATACTTCCAAACATAACCATCGCCAGTAGCAAATTCTGTATTACCGGTTGCAGTTGGTTCTACTGTAGATGCTGTATTACCATCATTACCCATACACTTATAAACTTTATACTCGGAAGTCATTACATAATATGTAGCACTAAAAAGATTTGTTGCACTACTATTAGATGTTAGTGTCGTACTATAATCGGGACGATAAATGTCATAAGTTGTACCTGAAGTCCATGTACGTCTAGGAACAACAAATGAAATATCTGAAGCTGTGACTTTTTTAGCAGCCATCATCTCCCTAAATTGAGCATATTCTGATACTATATCATCATTAGGGGTGGGTGGCGATGAATCTGTGCCGCCTCCTGTATTTGAGGCAAAGGCCTGTGGTCGTCCAATAAACAGATAATAAGTCGATGCGGCCGCTTCGCCGATTGACTCATAAAATTGTTCTGCGTTATGGATCCTGAATTTGTGAGTTACTATTGCTGCCATTGTGTCAAAATTCTCCGAGTTTTCTTTCTATTATTTATACAAGTTATTATGAATATGAAAGCGTGATTTCTCCTGGTACAGGAACATTATGTCTCTTTTGTGGATTCTGAGTAGCGTCTTGTATAGTTACGTTACTCCAATCCTGTACACGCCAAGATTCTTCATTTGTAAGTATAAATTTATAATTATAAACCGCTGTACTATCAGCATGAGTAGCAGCAGTAGTGCTGTTTGCGCCTCTAGTACACCCTGTTAGATTATTACTAGATTTACCAGTATATGTAATCTGTTCAGATTCTATTACTATTGTACCCTGTGGTGGAAATTGAGAAGCATCTGTTAATGTTATCGTAGTATCTGAATTAGATAATGTACCACCTTCATTTAAAGTAGTACGTTCCCGTTTCTCATAATAGCCTCGATGACTTCTAAACGTAATTGAAGTATCAACAGAGGTCTTATTATAGAATCTATATGTATCAGCATTACCAACTCGTACACCAGCACCGCCTTGAGTTCTAGCAGTTACTAATGATGTCCATACAATTGGCGATGTTGTAATTACTGAAGCTCGAGCGGCTTTATGTACGTTAAGTTGAGTAGCAAATATAGTCTCAAATGTGGAGAACAATTCTGGTGTATATGTTCCACGTGCCGTTATAGCTTCTTGTGCCGTAGATGCTGATTTAATTCTAGCACTTAATGTAGACGCAGAATCTATTTGTCCAAATACTTGCCAACCCGCTGGATGTACAGACTGTTGTAAATCATTTCGCCAATCTGTTATAGCTTTACCTATCTTTATAACATAGGAATAATCTTGATAATAATAACTATCTTGTATTTTTTTAGATGACTCTGATACAAATCCATCCTGATTTATAAAAGATCCTGTTTTTGTTGTAGCTGTTCCTGTTACTCCAGATAGAGTACTTGATTCTACAGAATTTATTACAGCAGTAACACCACTAGAACCTCCAGTAATAGTTTCACCGGCACTAAACGTACCTGTAAGCATTGTCACCTTCATCACACAAGTAGATGTATTGGCTGTTTTAAATGTTGCAGTTGCTCCACTAGTTCCACCGGTAAGCGTTTCTAAAGAGGTAAATGTTCCACTAATACCTGTTACCAGCAGATTAGTATCTGATGTTAAGGTTACTGTATCTGTATAATGTATTCCTGGATCATCAACCGATAGTGCTTTAATTTGACCCACACCCGATCCTTTAGCAATAACTTTAGCACTTGAACCGCCAGATGATGTTATTGTTAATGTGGGGACTGCAGTATAGTTTTCTCCTATAGCTGTAACTCTAACATCTGTAATATCACCATTTCCTGATCCAATCTCCTGTACAATTTTATTACCAGATATAGAATCAGCATAAACAGTATGCTCTTCAAGAACAATATGGTCTGTTGTTGCCATTTCATAATCTTCTTCTTGAGTAAAATATACAAGAGTACTTGCTGAAGCTTCTTCTTGATGAATATAAAATCCATCTTCTGTTATAATTTCTCCAGGTTGACCAGAAGTACCAGCTTCTAAACTTATACCACTAGCACTACCATCATCTGAAGTTTCTACTAAAATTTCCCCAGGTTCATTTTCTAAAGTGAATCTAAATTGTTCTATAAGTGATCCTGTCTCTGGAGCAAAACCTCCATTAACTATAGAAACTTCACCAGCCAAACCTGATCCATTTGTACTTGAATTATTAACAACTATAGCATCACCTATAGCATAACCTGTTCCAGCAGTACTAACTAATAATTCAGAAATTGTACCAGGAGTTAAACTATCTATTTTAACTGTAGCATCATTACCATTTGATGTAGTAATACCTATAGTATCTGTTGTGGCATAATATTGACCCGATGAAGTGATAGTGGTTCCTGTAATTACAGATCCCACTTTAGCATTAATCGTAGTAGTTTGATCCACATTAGATAAACCAGTTATATTTTGTCCTGATATAAAAGTTCCACTTACACTATTATCGCTCAATGTCAATTCGTTTAAGGTAATACTACCTAATTGAAATTGTGTTACAGATTCAACTTTCGCAGTTGCTAAACCTACGTCTGTATATCCACCTGTAGGTCCTTGATAACCAGCAGTATCAGGATGATGAGCGCCACCAAGTTCAGTAGATACATCCCTAACAGCACTTTGTGTAATTGTTTGACCTACTAGTTTAGTAATATCATCTGTAGCTTCAGTAGAATCTTCTAATTCTATATGGGTGTTATCTTCATCTAATAAAAATATAGTTCCATAAGCTTGTTCGTCATCATCTTCCATGAGTAATACATCATTGTCCTGTAGTACTCTTAATATCGTTGGGTCTGACCAATTGCCATCAGATACACGAAGCATATCCACAGTTGGATAATATACTTCAACATTTTCATTAAGTAAAATTCTAAAAAATAATTCGTGAGCTTTTCTCGTACCTTTAGACCTATATAAGTCTGTTATATTTTTTAACAGTTTTCTTTTATTGAGGTTCGGTGTTAATGTTTTTGGAATTGTTTTTAGAATTTCATTTTTGAATTGGTTAAAAAATGAATCTATAGTATCATCGACATCTGCATATTTCATTAACTGGGAAATATTCTCAACTGGATTTGCTCTGTACCCAGATATCTCTGCTGTAGCAGTAGATGTTCCGCCTGTTATATTTTCACCAATAATAAACTTTGGTTGAGCTGATATAAACAATCTAGAATTGCCATTGATATCTTCTACTCGAATTGTAGCAGTTGCTTTAGATGTATCTCCAGTAATTGTTTCACCGTCTACAAAAGCACCATAATTTGTATCTTCTAATAAAATCTTATCAACACCATTAACTCCAATATTAGAACGTGGGCCTTCATTTTGTAATACAATAAAATTAGTAGTACCTTCTTCCGATAAAATCTGATTTGTAGCTCCAATATTTGTTAATTGCAACTCAGCAGATTCCATAAACTGATAATACTTTTCTAAAAAAGTAATTACACCAGCTGCATCTGCTTTTACAAAATCTGGAAATTGTTCCGCTACTTTAAGCGAGATTTTATTATTAAAGGCCATTAGTTGCTATATGATGATGTTGTTGTATATGATACACCAGCATTAGATGCTCCAGAGGCTATTGTATCTTCTGATCCTGTTACGGACATATTAGTAGAATCTATTTCTAAAATTTGATTTCTAACTGGCACGATATCATTAGATAACGGTATTACTGTAAGTGTAATTGTACCGTCTGAATTTGATACCGATGTAATATTCAGAGAGGTCAATACTACCTCTCCTGAATCATAGTCTATAGTACCAGCAGAAGTATCTACATAAGTTCTAGTTGAACCAACTAGGTAATAAGTTCTAACCACACCAGCGCCATCGTCATCTAGGTATAAAGTATTTTCATTACCACTTATAATAAATCCCGTTGACGATAATTGTTTTTCTGCTGCGTCTGGATCATGTAAAGCATTACTAAATGAAACTGTATATTTTGTGGCAGCAGATAATGTCGGAGTAATATTCTGACTAATTTTAATTGTTGTAATATTAGATAATATAGAAACATCAACATCATCAATAGTACCTGTAAGTTGTGAATGTCTAAAAATACCTTCAAACTTTTCCAAATTATTATCACTAAAACTATTAATAGCAGTAGTAACTGAAGTTTCTAAAGAGCTAGATGTTTTTGTAGTAGCAGAATTATCAAATTTAAAATTCACAATAGGTATAATCTTAATCGTTATTGGATCTTCTATTTCTACAGTTACACTAGCTACCTTATAATCGTTTAATTGTGTTATAATAGAATTCTTTGTAGCAGCAGTAATTGAGTCACCAGTCATTGGACGAATTGAAATATATACTTTACCATAGACTGCCGGACTAGCGTGTTCTCCACCCCATACAGCTATAGATTGTACATTTGAATATATTTGAGGAACAATTGCTTTGTAATCAGCAGCAGTCACTGCTCTATTTTGTGATGCATAGCTAAATGGTGCATTATATTTTATAGCATCTAATGTATCTGGTTCAGCTCCACCAGCGGCTGCGGTTGCCGTTACTACTGTAATATCACTATTACCTCCAATATTACTAGAAGAAGTAAATACACTTGCTCCATTAGCATCAGCTTTATTTGTGACCACATAACTCATAGAAACAATATTACCATCAATTAATGCTTTACCTACAACACCATCACCAAAATATATTTCCCATTCTCCATCTGTTGTTTCTTGTGTAAAGAAAGCAGCTGTAGTACTCTTGACATCTACAATATTATCTGCCTTTGTATATGTTGTGGTTGTTGTATCGGTTGAAGAAGTTTGTACAGTAACGCTTAATGTGGAGATATCAATATTATCATTATCTAAAATAAATCGTTGGTCTGCGTCAGATGTATTTACTGTATATTGTGTTGTTACATATGTACCTTCATAAACAGGTAAATTATCAAAGGTATAAATTCCGTTATCAGGTTGTATTGTTACATCATCGATTGCTACAAACTGATATTGTGTTCCGGTAACTGTAGCAGCAAAGACATGACCTGCAGATAAAGTTAAAGATCCTGATGTAGCATCATTTACTGTTACATCAAGATTTGCTTTTGGTGCTTTAGCCGAAACTGGAGTATAGTTTAATTTTTTAGCATGAGATACAACCGAATTTCTTTTGACTGCGGTATCAAGGAACATTTCATTAGCAAGCATATTTGCCATGAAAGCATTGTAATGTGTATTATATGCTAACACATCTAACAATACGGACATACCAGATCCTTCAAAATCGTAATCTGTAAATTCAGACTGCCCTTTTAAATAAGTTTTGAGATTTGATTTAATTGTATCAAAATCTAAATCTGTAATTTCTAATTTGCCTTGTGTATTGACTGCCATTATCGTATCCTATCCAGGAAGACTTCTACTTCCTCTATTTCGTTTGGTACATTAGCTAATGAAAACCTAACTGTTATTCTTAATCTATTATTATCTAAATCTCTGCCAGTAGGACTATTCACCACAACTTCTTCCAAAATAACTCTGGGTTCGTATATCTCCAAAGTATTAGTTATAGCAGATTGTAATTCAATTTCTGTTATCGGTGTAAAATTTTCAAACAAAGACCCATGTACATCTCCACCTATCTCAGGATGAAATAGACGTTCGCCTCTATTCGTTAATACTAGATTTCTTACACTACGTTTTATTGCCTGAACATCTGTTACCTTACTAACATCGCTAGATAATGGATTTTTAGTAAAAAATAAATTTAAGTCCTTATAGATAAAAGTACTTCTAGGACTTTCGTTTGTAGCTTGGGCATCATCATACCCTGTGTTATATGTTATAGGCATTTGTACTATTTATACTTGTTTACGTTCATTACACCCACCCTGGATGATTATCCTCATCCCCGGCTGCAGTATCGTCTTGACCCGGATCATCAGGGGTGCCAGTGTCCACATCCGGATCATCATTATTATCATCCGCTCCCCTTATTTCATCCGTAGGAACTGAAGTGCTTGTAGTAGATATAGATGTCAACGCACTTGACACTACACTGGATATTGTAACACCTTTGCCTTTATTCCAACAACCATCAGACCAAGCTCCAGACCCTTCTATAGTTTTTTCTTCATTTTCATCTGAACGTGGCATTTTATTAATCTACCTCTGTGTCGTGTAAGTCTCTAATCTTTTCAGCATTTTCATTAATAGCAGGCGATGTTGATCCAGCAAAAGGATTAGTCTGTGGTTTACCTAATTTTTTCTCCTCACCGACGATAATCGGGTTAACTGACGGACCGGTCATTTGCATCCAGTTTACATGAGTTGCATCAGAAAGTGAACCCCAAGTACCTATATCACCTTCAGCATTAGTATAAGACCCACTAGTACTACTAGTTACAGAGTCAGCTGCTTTGAATGCAAAGTTTACTCTTGCCTGTAATGTATTTCTAGATTTGGGCGAATCAGTTATATCTACAGTTGTACCACCTTCATGTACGATAGCACCTCCTGGTAATTCCAAGTTACCAGCAAAATCTGCACCACCATCCAATCCCATAAAAGGATCACCATGAGGCACTTTCAAAACAATTCTACCTCCAGCGGTCCCGTTTTCCGCAGATTCTAAATGTATTAATCCACCAAAGGCTTGGTCTTGGCCGCCTTTGCCCTTATATCCACTACCTATAGCTGTATCAGCCCGATACCCAAGAGCCTTGACTTTCACTTGTCCGGCTTGCATATTGATACTATTTTCATTAGCCTCAATATTTACATTATGTCCTCTCAGATTCAAGTCTCCCTTGGCGTGTATATCAATATTATGGTCAGACACTAAACGAATATTCCATTTAGCGCCAACTGTCATTTGGTCATTCGCCTGTATCATAATTTCATCATCACCGGTCCAAAGTATCTTACCCTTCACATAAAGGTAGTCATCGTGAATAGTTAGATTGTGATTGTCACCTGTGACCTTTGTAGTTTTATTACCACTGTCATCTATCTCATAATAAGTACCAGACCGATGCATCTGGTTGATTCTCTCTGCTCCAGGAGTATCATCATATTCCATAATATGTCCAGATTCAGATTCATAAACTTTATTATAAGGATATTGTGCAGCATATGCTGAAGTGGGTTCACTCCAATAGTGGGTCATAACTTCTTTAGTTCTATTACCACCGTTAAAGGGGATTTTGGCAGGGTTAGCAAACGTACCATAACCAATGTTGATCCACTTCTCTCTTGTTTCTGCTCGTCTCCTTATCATAAAGTGACCATCAGTTAATACAACTCCGCCACCTCTGTATTGTGAGAATTCAAAATCATCTCCATACTCCCAGCCCGCTTGAGTAGCCATTGGATTTATTTTATTGTTTTTAGAATATTTCGTAACATCTGTATCACCTGGACCGGATATAGGCGTACCATCATCACTACCAATAGTAATTACTTTACCCGATAATTTCTTAACTTTAAATCTTCTACCATTTAATTCATGCGTACCATGAATACCAGATAGCATAATTATATCATCTTTCTGAATTTCCTCAGTAAGTGAATCTACTGTTACCTTAATTGATGGTGAAAATGTAATATCTGTAATTTTCATACCACCACGTGCAAGTCTATTATAATCACTCAAAGGTATAGCAATTCTATGTGTATCAGGTACATCTTTCCATTTCTTTTTACCTACATCACCATATACTCCATCATCAAAAAGTTTTTCAATTTTATCTAACATCGTTTTGCCATACAACTTCTCTATGCTTTTCTTTCGACACATAGCCATTCTTGGATATGGAGTTCGATGTCTTTTAGCAACTTCTGAAATAACTGGATATGTGGGTGTGTTTGTAGTTGTGTATCCCGTACTTATCACATGGCCGAGATTTATATTAGTAGCATTTTCACTTTTTTCTATATTAGTCCAAAATCGTGTAGAATCTGTAGGTGGACCTACTATCCTTCTTGTAGTTCCGTAAGTTTCAAATAAAGCA